AGAAACTATGGTTTAATCTAATGCAAACAATAGGAATTTTACCAGCATCTGGAAAAGCATCAAGGATTGGTGGCATACCAAAGTTTTGTTTACCCATCTCTGATGAGAGATCATTGCTTCAATGGCATGTAGAGCAAATGTTAGAAGTATGTGATGAAGTTCGTATATCAACTAGGGCTGAATGGGTTCCTATTATACAAAACATGGATATGAATGTTAAGTTAATTGTGCGGGAACCATCAACAATGTCAGATGCGGTCAAGTTTATGGTTGGTGAACAAAACGATACCGTTCTTGTTGGAATGCCAGATACTTATATCTTGAACTCACCCGTAAACATTTATAAAGAAATGATGAAGCAAACAAATGCTGATTTAGTTTTAGGTGTTTGGGAATGTAGTAATGATATAAAGGGTCGTGTTGGACAGGTATTACTTTCTGGAGATAAGGTCATTGGTTCTGAAGATAAAACAGAAAATTGTGACTATCCAGATATGTGGGGGACCATGATGTTTAGAAAGAACATGATTAGATATTTAGATCCAACACTAGAGCATCCAGGCAAACAAATAAAAGACTGGATATTAGACGGTAGAAACATAAGAGCAGTAAAACCTGGTGGTAAGTATATGGATATTGGAACACTAAAAGGATTAAGACAGCTTTACAGAGAGATGGACTTGTGAGATTAGGAATCATTGCAAGATCTGATAACACTGGGCTAGGTAATCAAACTAGAGAATTAGTTAAGATGCTTAATCCTACTAAGATTCTTCTTGTTGATTCTTCACATTTTAATGGCAACGAGCAACACCCAGAGTGGTATTCTGAATACAATGTTACAACAACTAAGTATGGCATGGCCTCCAAAGAAGAGGCATCCAAATTCTTAGATGGCTTAGATGTAGTAATTAGCTGTGAAATCTTTTATCATAACTCATTTATTAACATGGCAAAGAAAAGAAAAGTTAAAACCATTCTTCAATACAACTATGAATTCTTAGACTATTTAGTAAACCCAGATGTTGAACTGCCAGACATATTAGTTTCCCCAAGCCTATGGAACTTTGAAGATGTTGTAAAGAAGTTTAGCGATAGAGCAAAGGTCATACACCTTCCACCTCCAACAAGTGTTGATTTATTTTTAAATGCAAAAAATATTAACATATCAAAAACACATAAAAAAATATTACATATTGGTGGCAAGGCAGCGGTCAAGGATAGAAATGGAACCAATACAGTTATTGAGATGCTTAATTATTCTAAGGCTGATTATGAGCTGGTAATTAAAAGTCAAACCCCACTAGATATAAAATGTGATGATCCAAGATTGACTATTGATACCTCTAATCCAGAAACACGAGAAAGCCTTTATGAGGGCTATGACGCTATGATCTTGCCTAGGAGATATGCAGGGTTGTGTTTGCCTATGAACGAGGCTCTATTGGCCTCTCTACCCGTTTTTATGACCAATATATCCCCCAATAACAGCATACTTCCAGAGCAATGGCTTGTAGACTCAAAGAAGATTGATAGGCTAATGACTCGCACTATGCTTGATGTATATGAGGGTGATCCTAAGATGCTTGCTAAGTTAGTTGATGATTATTATGACAGTGATATTTTTCTAAATAAAAGTAAAGCTTTTGATATAGGTATAAATAATTTCTCTAATGAAACTCTGTACCAAAAATATCAGGACTTACTAAATCTTTAGTCCCAAAATTTTTGATATTGGAAGAATAAACTCTTCTGAAAACTCTTGCTTTAAGTTACCAAGAGTCATGTGTGTTGCTTTAGTATCTCTAATAAATTCAATGTTGGTTTTAAGTTCCTGAATTTTAAGGTTAGTGTGTTTTAATATATAAAAAGATAGCCACAGGTCATCAATAATCCAGTACTCTTCTGGACAATCAAAGAAGTCATCATTAAGAAATAAGCTTGAGTGACATATTAATCCACCCGTTCCTGCATAATTGCCACATTCGCCCTGCTCTAACTTAACCTTGCTATTATAAATCTTTTCAACCATATGGGCCCAAAAGCTTTTTACCTTATCAGGCTCATATTGATCATAGCAATCTTGTATAAATGTATCTGAAAGAATCTCATCATCATCAATAAAAATTATCTTTTCATATCCTTGTTCAGATAACTCTCTTGCTAATAGAAATCTAGCAAATTGTTTAAATTCATTCTTGTAATTGTGTACAGTTACATCTATACCGTTGCCATATTTTTCAAGATGCTTTAATAATTTCTCATGTCTGTTAGAGTTATCAATTATATAAAAATTAAAGTCTTGGTTGGTTTGTCTTTTTATGCAGCTCAAAGTAATCTTAAGGTTTTCAAACCTTACATAAGTACACATTATCAGAGCTGTTTTTGACATATATTTTAATTATAGCAGAAAGAGGGCCAGCCCAGTTGTGGACTGACCCCCTATAAGCAACTACTACTTTGCAGCTTTCTTAGCAGCCTTCTTTACAGGTGCCTTAGCAGTCTTTAGAGCAGCCTCTACCTCTTTAGCATCTGGCAAGATACCAAAAGCCTTGTCGTTAGGGTTGATTGCTCTAATTGCAACAGGTGCTATTGCAGCAACGAGTGCTGTCCATAGATCCTTTGGATCTGTCACGCCTGCCATGTATAGTGCAAGGCCTGATGCAAGAACTGATCTTCCGTATGATGCAAGCAGTGCCTTAATTTGTTCTGTATTCATAATTTTCCTCCTAGGATATTATTTTTGTTAGTACTGTAAAGCCAATCCATAGACCAATAATTCCTGCGACTCCCGCAAAAACTGGTGGTGCTGGTACTGGCAATTTGAATGCAGCAAATACTACGCCACATCCAAAACCTGTTATTGTTGATAACAATATATCTTTCATTTTTCCTCCATACCGTGTTTAAAATTTTTTAATTTAAGAATAATCATTCTTTTACTCCTTGATCCTGAGTTGGATTTTCAGGATGGTCCTGTGGTGTTGGAGCGGTACACATAGTTTCACAATTATTACACTGTATATCTAAATGGTACATTCCTATCGTGTATGTTACTGTATCAAATGATACTAATGCTCTAAATAATGTACCGCCACAGTTTGGGCATTCACAGGTTGGTATACCTCTAGCGTCCATCATTAGCCTTTTCTGGAAGCATCTTCTTTAAATCTTTGTATGCACTAGATATATTTTTCATAGCAGCAAAATCTGGTCGTCCCATAGATAGGGTTTCTCCATATTCATCAAAATATGATATGTCTGCATCAACATCACTAACAAACTTAGTTAGTCCAGCCTGGACTGTTTCAATGTATTGATAAGCCCAATCACGAGAATCAGAAAGAAACTTTATAAAGCTTTCTTTATGTACATTATTATCTATCTTGTGATCTTCTTTCAGAGAAATCATTGATTCAATCTTTGAATATGCCATTAGTATAGTCTTCATCTTCTTACGCATCTTTAATATCTTAATTGAAAGCATAAAAGAAAGCAGGGTTAGAATACCTACAAAACCGCTGAGTATATACACAATATGTATATTGTTCATTTATTTCACAGCCTCTCTTGTAACAAGCACGATTGCGCCTTCCATCTCTAAAGCATTCTTTAATTGTACAACATACTGTAATGCTTTTATTTTTTCATCATGACCCATAGGTACAAAATCATACTCGTTTAACTTTACAGTAAGAAAGTGTTCGTTATCTATAAGTTCAACAGTAAAATTTTTAGGAGCAGATATTGAATGAAAAGCTCTACGCATTGAGTCTGTATACATTAATTGTCATCCTTCTTATCTACATAATGGAAAAGTTCTTCAAGTGATTCCCAACCCATGTCCTGAGTTAACTCTAATGCTGCCATAAATATATCCCACGTCTCATGAACATATTGTTTAGCAAGATGGCTTGGTTCAACTAATTCATTATCAATTAAGAATGCAATAGGCAAACCAATATCATTGTACTCAATGAAGTCCTTGAAATATTTATCAGACTTATAGTCCATCCACAACTCACCAAGTATTGAACACATTGCTTCAAAGCTTGTTAGTTGTTCTCCATTGTTAGATATTTCCACATTTCACCCCACTTTTCTTTTGTCCTGTGTTTACTAAACTCTCTTGATATTTCGCCATTCTCTAAGTATATACCACCCCAGACTCCCCATTCCTTACCTGATACCCCGTTGGCAAAACATGTTTTTTGCATTGGGCAGGCCTGGCATAGGTTGTCTATGATTGGTCTAACAAGCTCATCATCTTCATATTTATCAAAAAATAAATTTGTATCCATATCAAAGCAAGCACCTTCGTCTTTCCATAAGTGTTGCTTCATATTTATACCTTATATCTATTTGGAATATCCCAGCCGTTGTGATCAGGTACAAATCTTTTTGCCAAAAACCATTTACCCTTACGACGAATGCCATTAACTGCAGTTTTTGCAATATCAGACTGCTTGGTTTCTACTACCGTCCAACCATCCCAATATAGGTTATAGTTCTTTGCGACAATTTTTTCCATTACTGCTAAATCTTTTACAATCATTTTTACCCCTTTAGTATCTGAAAATTCCAACTTCAACATTATTTTTTTCAGCAACTGCAATCAGTTTTGATACAGGTTGCTGTGGCTTACTTAGAAAAGCAAGGTAGTTAACATTGCCCATGTTCTCTTCAATCCAAGAATTAGGTACCTTAAAGAACTTTATCTTTCTACCACGAGCTTTCATTCCTCTTTCTGATAGGTTACAAAATTCAGAAACAAAAGAGTTAATGGCTGCAGGTCCTGCAGAATACACTGTAAACTCTTTATCTCCATCTTTCATTCCAGAAAGGGCAACACTCATAGCACGAAGGAAGACTTGATAATCATCAAAGTCAGCTGTTCCATGTACTGCTACTATCATCAGAATTTCCGTTTCTTAAGCTATCCAAAATGAATAACATCTTATCAATATCCCGCTTTGACATATTGTTTGTATCAACTGGCCTAACTGTTTCTGGATTCACTGATCCTTCTTCTGTGTCAGCCATGTAAAACATATTAGCATGCACCCAATATGCCTGATCCTCTATGATTAATACCTTTACAGTATTATTACTCAAGTGCTTTCTTGCCTGAGAAAGCTTCTTTGGTAGTTCAAAAAGATCTTTAGGAATAAAGTTTTTTACTATTTGATGTATATCACTTTGGCGATACACTACTTTAGCAAAATATTTTTTATTCTTTCTTACACTTAATATAATTATAGAGCATACGATTGCTATTGTCAAGCCAAGAACTAAAAACAATATCATTTTTACCCCTTAAAACTAAATGGGCTTGCTTGCCAAAACTTCTTTTCTCTTTCAACAATGGCACGAGACCATGCAAAACCAGCATCCCCGCCCCAGGCATTCCACATTATTTTTCCGTTGGATGGCTTGTCCCAATCTTTTCCTTGTTTATCTACTTCGTGACGTGAAAAGAAAGAGTACATTCTCTTAACAGTATCAAGAGACATTGATCTTCCTGCAACAATATCAGTTGCTCTACCCCAGCCAACAGGAGTTCCAGCACCAGTAGCTAAACCATCTTCTTTCCACTTTAAAGCACGACGAGCTGCTGATTTCATGCCTTCATTAGGTGAGTATGAGTCTGCCATTACTTATCTTTCTTTGGGTGCTTAACTGTGTAGTCGTCAATTATAGATTTAATTGTACCGTTTTTATTTAAACGAACAATCTTTCCATCTTTGATTTGTGTTGCATTAAATGATCCAGCTTTTCTTTTTGGCATTATTTTAAAAATCCATTCCAAAAGTTATCTGTATCCAATTGTTTTTCAGACTTGTATGTGCCACCACGACGCTTATACTCTGCAACAACCCATGCATTTGCTACGGCTGATGGATAAACATCAAACTTGTCTTTTGCTGCTTGAACAACTCTTGCATAAAGTTTAGGATTTGAAGGTGTTGATCCACCAGAACGTGGTTTGATTACGTCTCCATAGTTTGGCTTTGCCTTATTCATTTCTTCTGCCTGACAAACTGGACAGTTTTCACAATTTACATTTAATTCTTTACATGTAGGACATCCACAACCTTCGTACGCTTTATTTACTGATGATGAATCGCTGCAAGAATGTGATTTGCCAATTGATGAATCATACATTGCCATAGCAACTTCTGAGTCCATTTCTTCCTCTTTCATTGAGTGATTGTTTATATCAATAATCTCAGCATCCTTGTACATCATTCCAATGCTATATGCTGTTGGTTCCCACTTGCCATCTTCTTCTTTATAAATTCTAACAGCCATTGCTGGATTTTCTGGTGGCATAGATTGAATTGCATACTCTGTTCCAGGAACCCCGTACACACCGCCTTCAACCATGATGTGTTCTACCATTCCATGAACCATACCTTCTGATGTCATGCCCATTACAAAATCGCCCTCTTTTATCATATAACGATTATATCAGAATTCTTTGGAGTAGATGGCTCTTTTTAGTTCTTGCAAGGACCATCTTTCCTGCTTTGAAAGCTTTGCCGTTTGTTCTGGGTCATTTGATTTAGGTGTAAGTGAGATTAATGGATCATCAATTAGAAAGTCTATATTCACATACCCTTTTTCCCAGAGAATCATTAGCTCATCATTGACAAAATTTAGGTGGTCGTTGTATAGTTCAGGCATTAACTCTTTGACTTTTGGAGTAAAAGCGTATAAGATTTCTCCAGTTTCAGGGTCTGCACCAGCAAATTCTAGTCCGCCCTCAAGAATAAGATTGTCTATGATCTTGCTAATTGAATCATCATCAAACATTTATAAAGTCTAAAAACTCTTGACGAGTTTTTGCCCCGTTCATTCTTTTAACTTCTTTTCCATCTTCAATCAGTATATATGTTGGGATAGACTTAATTCCAAACTGTTCTGCCAGCTTTAGTTCTGTATCTACATCAACATACAAAAAATCAACAAGACCTTCTCGTTTTAGTTCATCTGTAATTGGCCTTGTGCGTTGGCAAGGATTACACCAATCAGCAGTAAAGTAAAGTACGTGTCTCACTTACCAGACTTCTTTCTGGCTTTTAGAAGTGCATCAAAGTCTTTAACCTTAGTATCTCCCATGTATCCCCATGCATAACCATCATTGATCATCATGTCATTAAGAGATACTGTGTCTCCATTTATATATACCCAGCCCAAAATGCGACCATACTTCTCAGATGAGTCCATCTTTTCAGTCTTGATTACAACAGACTTGGCATCTTTTAGGTGCTTCTTTAAATACTCTTTAGATTCAAGACCAAGTGCTTTCTCAGCAAGATCCTTTGTGCGTGATTCAGGGGTATCAATACCAGCTAATCTTACACGGGACTGAAACAAAATATCAAACCCTAAATCAATAAGAACGTCAATGGTATCTCCATCTACTACATTCTCTACCTTGCGTACATAGTATTCATACATTATTTATACCCCCAGCTTTTCTCGTTCATCTACAACGGTAATAGCAAAAGACATCATCTTTTCATACCCTACCGCATTATTCATAATTTTATTGTAGTGGTGACCACAAAACATTAAATCTCCAGATAAACCAGTTACTTTAACAAGTGCTTCTGATGGACATGAATCACAACGATCTGTTGCTTTTAATAGCCATTCTTTTTCAATAACTTCTTCTGTAAGTGTCATGTTCATAGTATACCGCTACTTTCTGTTATCAGTGGAATAGAATCCACTACCGTTGAATACTGCTGTTATATTAGAGTATACACGTTCCAGTGGTAGAGTGCAAATTTCACACTCATATCCTGGATCGTTTTCTTTAATAGATCTTTGCTTGATTACAATTTCAGAACATTGTCCTGTACATTTGTATTCATAAACTGGCAATTACTTAACCTGATTTCCTTTGCCACCTGAAGCCTTTGAGTTAATTGTTTTTGGTGCTACAGAGTTTTTAGCTGCATCAGCAGATGTTGTTTTTACTGGTGTTGCTGCTAATTTATTTAATAGTGTAGCATTTTCTTCTCCAGAATAAACTGGGCGACCCCAACCAACTACAGCATTAATTAACTTCTTCTTATTGTTCTTTACATAACCACGAGTTTTTTCTACACACATTCCGCCATTGCGCTGGTCTCCCTTTGCAGTTCCTGAAGTGTTTCCTTCAATAACTTGAATTGTTCCATCACCGTTGTTCTTAATGCAAAGACCAACATGTGAAATACGATTTACACCATCTTCTGGGAAATCAAAAAAGATCCAGTCTCCAGCAGTTGGGTCATCATTACGGGCATCTGACCAACGGCCTTCCTTTTTAAACTGATCTGATGCTGCTACTGTTGAAGCAGACTTTGGAAACTTTGAAACCCCTGCAGTAAATGCACACCAAGAAACGAACGACTGGCACCATGGTTGGAAGTTTACCTTCATCCATGCGCCATACTTTGTTTCATTATCTTTTGGACCCTCAATGGTTCCTAGTTCTTTCTTTGCAACCTCAATGATTGCCTCTACTGATCCTTTAATTGCCATTTCACCCTCCTATAGGTATCTATCTATTATAGCATTAGGAGGCTTTGTGTGTCAAACGGTTATGAGTTCTTATTCTATGGCAGTTTGCACATACTACTTCACATTTTGCTATCTCTTTTTTAATTGCAGCCCAGGAAAATCCATCGTGGATCATTCTTGAAACATTATATTTTTTATCATGAAGATGATCAAAATCTAGTACTATTGGATTGGTAACTCCACAGTCCATACAGCCAGATGCTTCTTTTATTTGAGACAGCTTTTTTTTAAACTGCTGCTTATTATACTGAACTAATTCTTTGTCAGTCATAGGCTTTAAGTATATCAACTAATATTAAAGCCCCACACAGGCAATTCACCTGACTTGCGCCACGGTCTCTATCCAATGGGTAACTAT